GAGCGATCCTGGAATTCCCGCAACCTCTGCTAGATCCACAAACGCGTTAACCATCCGAATGAGGATCCGTTCGTCAGAATGTAAAAACATCGTATCATCGGATTGTATAAGGAATAGAGGTTCGATCACTTTACCTTCTGAGCCTGAAATGAGATACTGGAAAAGGGTCTCTTCATCTAACACCTTAGATTCTAAGAGAGCTTCCGAGATTATAATTAAATTGCAAAATGTCCCTACTTCCGAAGTTATTTTCAATCCTGAAAGCAAGGCCAGTTCATCCACACGAAAAATCCATCCTTCGCCTGTTTTGCTGGGAACCCAGTCAGGCCATATGAGAGCCAAATCCGCGTGGGTCTGTTTCAGAAGCGCATAGTAATACATCGGATGGTCAGTGAATCCTGCCCAACCCGCAAAAAGGCGAGAAATAAGGTTATTAGGAATGTTTCGATCATAATTACTATAGTCAGACTCCATAAGTATTGACTTATTTTTCCTTATCATTGCGAGGATCCGCTTCTTAGAATCACCATCAAAATAACATCCCGGAATCAATTTCCTGATCGCCTTCCATTCTGATTGGATTGGAGATAGATAAAGATTAAGAAGATAAGATGCCATAAACGCTACTCGGTTAGTTGTATTACCCCGCTCATCATGATCAAGCATAAGGCCATATTTAGTAGGTTTCCATATATGTGCCCATTTATATCCGGGCTGGAGTCGTCGAATACATGCAACTGCAAACGGATATCGCGCCAGAACAGGGTTATCTACCCTATGTTGAATTTCTTCTATAACAGAATGAAAATCATAGCCTTTGGTTCCCATGTTAGCAAACATTTTTAATACTTTCATTTTCGAAATGGGATTACCGTCAGCATCCACTTCTCCCGTGTAGAAAGGATATCCAACATTAGTATCAAGCGGGTCGCCTTGCTCATTTAGAATGTCGTTTAGCACCGTCTTAAAGCGGGGAGTATTACGGATGTGCTTAAAAGCCTTTAAAATCACGTTAAGCGCAGGATTGAAGCGATCTACATGTTTCGTGTTCTTCCCTTTGTAAGATACAACGTACCAACCTGGTGTCACAGTTCTAACCAACGACGCCTTCTTTAGTACATCAATATTACTCCCAATCATCGTAATGTCCGAACGGTACTTGTGATATAACTCTCGTATATGAGCATTATCTTCGGTTGGATGTAACAAACTATCAGCCACCGCCTTCGTGTCAGGAAGTCGGACATTTCTATCTTTATCGTAGGAGACGGGCAGCCCCAAATTCTCCCATTTTTGAGTTAGATACGATATCAATTTTAAAATCGACTTATGGAACTCTCCGATGCTTCCTCGATCGCGGAAGACCATAGGGTCCGTATCTCCGGGATCATATCTTCTCTCTTTATTATCCCTGTCAAGAAAGTTGAAGGTCCCTTTAATAGGTTCTATTTGGGAAGTTTTATACACCAAACGAATATATTCAGGGATAGTGCAGAATTTGGGCAGTTTAAGAACCCTTCCATCTGCGAGAGTCTCCTCTGGTTCACGAAATCGCTTACCGAATGGTGAAGCGGAAAAGGAGGTAGAACTAGAAATCTCAAGGCTCATAATTATACTAATTTAAACGATTGGATTAGAAGTTGAAGTGACAGCTAAAAGATATAAAGAGAAAGGGAAGAGAAGTCGCTTACCCTCTCCCCTCAGTCATGCTGACCTCACTTATTAAGCATTCTTGGGTCCATCAATTATGTCCACATCGTCATTCGATTCATCTTTCTGATCCTTTTTCTTTTTTGTGCGAGTTGATATATCAGTCTCAGATGATTTAGTTGCCTTGATATCTAAATCGATCGTTTCTTGAGTCTGATCTTGGGTTTTAGATGGATTATGTTCGTCAGCTTTCTCTAGTGCCTTCTGCATCTCTTCCATCATCTTATTGAGCTCGGTCTCTTTATCATCAGGTGAAACGATGGCAGTATCAGATGATATACTCATGTATTTACTAAATCTTCGATATTCAATGAACTGGTCAAAAACATCACCTTTCCATTGCTCCGCTTTAATCGAAAAGTTAAATGAATTACTCGAGTCCGAAGAAGTGTTCAGGTGGAGAGACATATCATTTTGAAATAATAACGTATTATTCAGAAAAGCATGTTGCTTACTGAATAAAACGTTTACAGGATCATTAATAGACGCAACTGGACGCATATGGAAATGTAAACATGCTTCATCATAGCAGAAACGCTTTACATCCAAGACTAGGCCATTGCCCGCACAGTAATAGTAAGGGTATCCGAGATCAAATTTAGCAACACCGAGCGTATGTGATGGAAGTGGAATCCTTTTCAAAAGTGCAATTGCAACAGTATCGTTGATAGGAATCATATCATCGTCCGTGAAGTCTTGCATCGCTTCTAAAGCCTCGTAAGTTTTTCCATAGGGCATGCCAGTACCTCTTACTAAAGTGTATTTCGTGCTAGACCCTGCTTTGGCAGTTCCAGTTTCAGATATGTAGAACATGAGA